ATGTACAAGGTCTCCGATCGCGACGGTCTATACGTAGCCGTGCTGATCTCAGGCACCATCTCGTTTCGTTACGATTACCGCATCAACGGCCGCCGGGAGACGCTGGTTATCGGTCAGTATGGTCGTGACGGTATCACACTGGCTGAAGCCAGGGATGAACTGATAGCCGCTAAAAAGCTGCTGAACGCAGGCCAGTCGCCGGCTGCGGCGAAGCGTGACGGTATCAAGCGGATCCGCGGCGCCGAAACATTTACGGTACATACCGACGCCTACATGAAACATGTGGTCCTGGCTGACAGCACGCGGGCTATGAAGCAATCAGTAATCGACCGGGATATTTTGCCTGTTCTCGGAAACAAAATGATGTCCGAGATAACGACCCCTATGGTGCGTGATCTTTGCGATCGCATAGTCGAGCGCGGCGGCCGCGCGACGGCGGTTCAGGCGCGTGAAATCATCAGCAGCGTTTACCGGTATGCCAATGACCGCGGGCACGGGTTATTCAACCCTGCCGCAGATATCAAGCCTTCGGCGATCGCCATGTTTAAACCGCGTGACCGTTGCCTGCAGCCGGAAGAAATCGGTGTGCTGTTCAGGTCGCTCGATACCGTCAGCACGTTGCCAACCTTAAAACTGGCTGTGAAGCTCATCCTGATCACGATGGTGCGCAAAACCGAGTTCATCATGGCGACGTGGAAAGAGGTGGATTTCAGCAAAGGAACCTGGACGATCCCATCTGACAGGATGAAGGGGAGCCGGTCGCACGTCATCTACCTTCCGCCTCAGGCGCAGGATCTGATGGTAGGCCTGCAGATGTGCGCAGGCGGGAGTGACTATCTTCTGCCCGGGCGCTACAGCACCAGTAAGCCGCTATCCAATGCCGCTCTGAACTCAGTCATCGATCGCGCGGTTGCTGCGGCAGCGGATGCTGGGGAGAACCTGCAACCTCTAACAGTGCACGACCTGCGGCGCACAGCGAGCACGCTTTTGCATGAAGCGGGTTTCCCTTCAGACTGGATAGAGAAGGCGCTTGCGCATGAACAGAAGGGCGTGAGGGCAGTTTACAACAAGGCCGAGTATTCCCGGCAGCGGGCCTACATGCTGCAGCAGTGGGCAAATATGGTTGATGCATGGATAAACGGGGAGCATTACGACCTGGTGCCGTTCTCCCCGTCTGCATTTGAAAAGTGGATGAATGAACAATAGTCCGCCCGGAGGCGGCTCATTGTGTCGCCTGCGAAGAATTCTCAAAGAGCCCACGCAGGAACTTAACCATCGCGTTTGCAGAATCCCGCTGTTCACGGTAGCGCGCCGCTTCTCGCTGCAGGTGAAGGATCTCACCATTCCTCTGGTTGATAATGGCGCGCGCCTCTTCGAGTTGTCGTATCAGCGAGGCCTCTTCGGCAATGTTCATGCAGCACCGTCCTTGAGCGCCATAGCCAGCGCGAACACAACGCCGAAAAGTATCGATAACCGGCCAAAAAAGGCCGTATAAGTACGTGTAGGCCGCTCCCAAAGGATGAACAGAACAACAAGGTATCCCAGCCACATCAGCGCTGCACCGCACAGGAAGTTTGAGAGTATGGTTGTCATGCGGCCTCCGTCTTCACTACCGGCACTGCGCAGCCTGGCAGCAACTCAACCGCCGGCGCCGTGCACTGGTTACCCCACACGTCGAAACCGTGAGACGACTGGCGGGCAAAGAGCTCAATGCGTGGGACATCGCCAAGCAGCTGCACCAGTTTCTCGCGGATAACGTCTGGTTTGCGCGAGTTCTCCAGGCGCGGCGCCGTGACGTGCTGGCAGATCGAGGCGTCAATACGGGCCGGTAGTTTCCCGCGCACGGCAAACAGGCAGTCTTCGCTGTTCGCTCGGGTCATATGTCCCATACCGATCGCACTGTTCCCTTTATGCTTGTTCGTCTTGTGCCAGGTGAATCCCTTCATTGTCATCAGGCGGAATCCCCAGGCGTCTATGACTTTCAGCGCCTCTACCGGCTGAGTCGGCACCCACCACATAGCCAGAAGGCAATCGTCGGCGGCTAGCTCCCATACTGGCAGCCGGCAGATATCCAGAACATTCATCACTGGATACTTGAAACCGGCGCCGCGGTCACCGTCGGCTGCCTTGTCGCGGTATGCCCATGGCGGATCCGCATAAATCAGGGTGTATTTTCCGCTCATGCTGCCACCTTCTTACTATTCAGTTGCTCCGCCACGCGCTGAGCCTTCAGCGGGTTATGGATAACCTGGCCGCCTGGCGCCAGCCAGCCACGGCGCACGGACGAATAAACCAGCGTGATACTGCCTACGCGAATGCTGTCGTGTGGGTTAGTCATAAATCACCCCGGCAGTGGCGCAGATCCCAGCATAGCATCCCTGGCGAAGCCGGTTCCCGCGGCCAATGCACTGATCGCGGCGTATAGCGATACGGGCCCGCTCAACCTCGCCAGTGGCCGCATCCATGCACTCAAGCCAGAGGCGAGCGGCCAGGCGGTACTGGCCTTTGTTCTCGCGGGCAATAGCGCGCTGCTCGATCTCCATTGCCGCCGGCGTTACGGCGACAAGAGGGGGCGCTTTGCGCTGAGAGACATAATCCGCGTGGTATTTTTCCATCCGATTCATCGTATCCAACCCTCTCGAAAAATGACCGCCAGCAGGAACAGCCAGGCGGATACGGCGGCCAGGTACAGAAACCATCCTGACCACCTTTCCCAGTACCTCGCCAGCGACGTCACGCCGCGTTACCAACCGGGCGAAATACTCGCTGCTCAACCGGAGGCTTTTTTCCAGCAAACTCCGTTGTGCCATTCTGCTGACGTTCATCCAGCCAGCGTTCGATCTCTTCGCTGTTCCAGGCACAGCGCTTGTCTGTGATCCAGAAACGCTTCGGGAACTCCCCGTTTTTCTCCATGCGATCGATAGTGCTCATCGATACAGGCACCACCGCCAGCAGTTCCTTTTTGCCTAATGCACCTTTCATCGTTACCTCTCTTTTTTCAGTGCGGCGCCCGGCGCCGCGGTGGTGATTACATCGGGATTTGATTCAGCTCTTCGCGGCGGATGCTATAGACGTCGGTAGCTTTAGCCAGACGCTCATCATCATTAGCGAGCTTTTTGGCAACGTATTTGTAAGCGTTGTCCAGGTCCTTCAGCGTGTTGTAGTTCATCGCTGCGTCAGTGAAAGCGCACAGAATTTCTTCTGGATCGCGGTCGTCGCTGCTCTTTGGTTTCTCTTCCGCCGGTTGTTCAGGCTTCGTGTTGATCAGCTTGTTCATGCCGGATGCAGTCGCTGGTGTTGGCGTGATATCGCGCTCAACACGCGGTGCTGCTTCCTGCAATTCGTCAGGGGTGTAGACGCCTAAAATCGCGCCAGGAGTATGGGCTCGTGCCCAATTTTTTACCTGAAGGTAACCGAACTGTTGTTTCGGGTTCGTTTTCCATAGAGGTGAGTTTTTTGTCGTAATGCTGGAAATACACAGCCACTCATTCCAGGTAATATCGTGTTCGCCACGGATAATTGCTCCCACGCGACATTCAAGCGAAGCCCCTTCACCTCTGTATTCGTAGTGGAATCTTCCTTTGATAGCACCAGAGTTTTGGACGACGGCATTAACCAGTTGCGCTTCATAGCCCAGCGTGCCGTTAACCACATGCGTTTTCTGCGCCACCGCGAACGGGTTCATTCCCCACTGCGCTGCCTGCATAGTGACGGCCAGGCAATCAGCTGGCTTTCCAGCGAGGTGCGCCGGAACGGTGGCTTTGCTGTCAGCCATCAAGTTGGCAAATCGCACCAGGCGATCCATCCCTTCCGGGCTGAAGATTGCCGCGGCGGTGCCGACGGTAGCACCAGGTTGAGAAGTGATTTCGATATCGTTGCTCATACGTACATATCCTGTTTACGTGCCCACTCAGGGCGTTTAATAACTTCAAATCCACCCCAGTCGCCTGTTTCGCGGCACTGGTGATAGGTATTCAGATCCCGGCGGTAGAGCGCATGCCCTGTATCCACGTCCTGCGCATCCAGTTCGAACACCCGCACCGGGTAGCGGCCGCAGTCAATGGTTTCGCTCACTGCAAGGAAGAAGAATCCATGTGGATCGCCGGTGGTTTGCTGCGCGCCTTCGCGGTACATCGCGTCCTGTACGTGGTACCGGAATTCCTCAATGTGGCGCGAGAAACGCTCCATATCGGCAACCTTCTTCACGTCCAGCAGGACAGGGTGATTCTTCAGGCGCTTGTCCGGGCGTATGCGGCACAGCTCGCCAGTCTCCGGATCCTTCCAGTAGTGGGAGGCTTCGCAGAATCCTTCCGCCTCAAGTAGCCATCGCGCTGCCGGGTGTGCCATTGCGCTATCACGCATCAGTTTCAGCTTCCGGCCCTGTTCGGCGTCCATTACCGTCATGCCCATGTTCTCGACGTCTTTCAGGAAGGCTTCCTGATCTGCTTTCCCCTGGTTGGTTCTCAGGTTGAACTGCGGCGCCACGATGAAGCGCTTATCAAACTCTTCCGGCTCCAGAAGCAGGCAGTGCAGAGCCGTCCCCATATCCAGAGCTTTCAGCTTTTCGGTATCGACAGGTGCTGATTTCTGCCATTGCAGAAGGGCCGGGCTCAGCGCCACCATATCCAGCTGCGATTTACTCACGCCGTCTCCGGCGTGGTAGTCCTCATTGCTGATATCGAAGTAAATTCCTGGTGTCATGCCGCGTTCCTCGCCGTATCCAGCTGGTCAGCCAGATCCCACTTGGCAATGATGCCGGTGAGTTCCCGCTGATACGTGGCCAGGCATTCTTCAAACTCAGAGCTCATCATCAGCTCTTCCAGGATCTCGCTGCGCACGCCTTTGCGCTCCAGTTCGTAGAATGGCTTTTGCAGTTGATGGAACTTGATCGCGTCGATAAGCTCGACGTGGCGCTCATACAGCATCTGGTTAAGCTGGTAGTCGCCGTCGATGTTGTTCATGATTTTTTTCAGGTTGTTAATCTGCTGAATGTTCACTTGCTCACCCCCATACCCATTTCCGTTTTTGCTGCCAGTTTGCTGACGAACGCCCAGCTGATTGCTTCCGGCAGCGTGCGAAACTTCCAGCTCATCAGCCCGCATGCCGTAACGCAGTACCAGCCGTTAATGATTTGCCATTGCATACACACCTCACTATTACCATTTGGTAAATATCAGGGGTATGAGAAAGCCACCACCTGGTGGGTTTCTGGTAATTCAACGCCCTGCTGTTACCGTTAAGGTAATAATCTGATCAATTTTCGAATTAGTCAATAGATGTGACGAGGAAAAGTTTACCAAAATGGTAAATGTATGAGGCGCGGGAAGTTATCCCCTCGGCAGGATTGCAGGATTGACAGGTAGATTAGAGGCTATTGGTTCTGGCTGACGATGAACTTGATGAAGGCGGTGATCTTGTTTTTCTCTTCCTGCGGCAGCCTGGCGTATTCGTGGTGGTCATAGTCAATCAGACCAGCATTGCCAGGCGGCAGGATCAGCTCATATGCATCGCGGCCGAACGCCCGCGCGATAGCCGCCAGTACGCCAATACTGGTTGAACCTTCTACGTTCAGGATGCGATTTACGGTCGCCTGACCGATGCCGGCCGCTTCCGAAACCTTTTTCTCTGAGTTCAGATTTGGATGCTCTCCCATCCATACACCCAGGGTAAAAGCTGCCTGCTTTTCTACGCTCCATTCCTGCGGGTCGATAATCTTCGGCAGGATCGGGTTGTCAGAAAGATGGTCGACATCCAGCCAGAATCGTTCTTTCCTGGTGAAAGCTTCGATCTCGCGTGCGACGCTTGCGCCGATATTTTTTGTCCCTTTGCTCCACCTGTTAACGAGATTCGCTGATTTTTTGAATCTCTCGGCAAACCGGAGTTGTGTGTTATCGAAATCCTTCCGGATTATCTCGTTGAGGTTGTCGCGTCTTATGTCGTAGATGCTTTTCATTTCTATTTTTTTAGCCTGAAATTGTTACCTAACTGATTAAATTTAATGGAATATTACCATAAAGGTAAACTTACCAAAAAGGTAACAGTCATTGATTTTTACACCAGATTGGTAATAATCAGGCTGTCTAAAGTTAGTCCGGGACTAAAAAAATATGAGCGATGTGCAAAAATTTGACTTCAAACGCTGCTGGCTCGACCTCTCGCCGGCTGAGCGAGAAGAGTTCGCAAGTGACGCCGGCACGACCAGCCACTACATTCAGGTTCACCTGACTGGCCGTAGAAGAATTCCACGTAAACCTCTGTTAGAAAGACTGTTTAAAGCCTGCAAATCTCGTAAGTGGATCTCCGCAAAATCCGACCTGGTCCTCTGGTTCCACGAACGTTAATCCTCAAAACTCACCCGCGCCGCCACCCCCAGGCGGCTCCTGCCTCTCCCTGAATACCAATCTGGTAATAATTATCCAAATACGGTTGATCTTTTTTTTGCTTGCTGCAAAATTATCGTAATCGCAATCGGAATGAGGTTACGAAGATGAAGATTATTACCAGGACTGAAGCAGCAACTAGTGGCCTGAAGCGGTACTACACCGGGAAATCGTGTAAGCATGGCCATGATAGCGAACGTTGGGTGCATAACGGTCACTGCGTGCAGTGCACTATGGAAACAAACAAACGCCGCCAGGCTGAGATAAAACGCCTCATGCATGAGGCCTCAAGAGGTAATGCCGTGGAGGTGATCTGATGGCCCGCATTCGCACCATTAAGCCCGAGTTCTGGACCGATGAAGACATGGCAGAGGTATCAGAACCAGCCTGCTTGCTGGCTATTGGTCTGCTCAACTACGCAGATGATGAAGGCTATTTCAATGCAAACCCGAAGCTTATCAAAGCTGCAGTTTTCCCTATCAGAGAACCATCCGTTCCTATTCCGGTACTAATACGGGAGCTTTCCAACTGTGGTTATTTATCCATGTTTTCCACCCCTGATGGCAAGCATTTTGGGGTCATAACGAATTTCCTTAAACATCAGGTAGTGAACAAGCCAAAAGAAAGCAAAATCAAATGCTTACACCTATTACCGTATGAGTACGGTACTGATACGGTACAAGTACCATTAGGAATGGATCAGGGATCAGGGATCAGGGAAATAAAAACCCCTCTCTCTGCGCGCGAAGTAATTCAAGTCCCTCCGGTTGTCGTTGATGGTATCGGAGAGCCAATTGGCAAATTCACCATGCATGAAAACTGGAAGCCGTCAGAGGACTTTGTCATGCGCGCCAGAACATGGGGCCATGCGCTACCAGCTGACGGTTACAAGAAATCAGACCTGATCGAATTCATCACCTACTGGATGGCAGAAGGCAATGTGATGCAACACGTGCAGTGGGAGCAAAAGTTTGCCCGGCTGCTGATGAACAGGAAAAAAAGAGCGGCAGGAAAGCGCGGTGAAAGCTCTGACGATGACGTACCACACTGGAACAGCCCTGAAGGCTGGAAGGATTTCTTATGAGTAACGTATTCGCAGCAATCCAGAACCGTGATGCCGGCGCCCTGGCTCGCATGATGGGGCCGGACAATCACCAGGATCAGCAAGACAACGTTGTTAACATCAGCGCAGAGAGACTTGTCGATGCCCTGTTTAAACAGCTCAAGCAATTGTTTCCGGCAGCAGAGCAGACCAACCTTAAGACCGTGCAGCAGGAGACCGACGCTAAGCGTCAGTGGATCGCCGCTTTCGCCGAAGGTGGTATCCGTACCCGCGAGCAGGTATCAGCAGGAATGCGCCATGCCCGTGCCAGTGAATCACCGTTCTGGCCGTCCCCTGGTCAATTCATCAAGTGGTGCAAAGACAGCAAGATGGTGCTTGGCGTGAGTATCGAAGATGTGATGGGGGAGTTTCACCGCTATGCCAAAGAGAAAAGTCTACAGCCTGGCGGCCCTGAGCAATTCCCGTGGCGCCACCCTGTCATGTACTGGATTGTGTGCGATACCAGGCGCGCGATGTACCAGCGGCAGTTGAGTGAGATTGAGGTTGAGAAACATGCGCGTAAGCTTCTGGACGAATGGGCGTCTAAGGTCGCGGCAGGGCATCAGATACCCGATCCGATTCTGAGCATCCAGGCGAAGCCAGAGCCTATAAGCACCCCTCCAGACCCCGGTGGCAATCCCTACCATCCGCCAGGTCGAAGTTTCGGATGCATGCCTAACGCGGCGACACTCGGAGGTATAACCCCTGCACAGTGGCTGATGGAGGAATACCGGCGAGGGAAGGCAGCAGGACTCATCAAGTAATACCGGCGCGGGAGCGCATTTTTTTACGCCTTAATGTTTACCAAAAGGGTAATAAAATATGCGCAAGACTATTGATATTGATCCGTTTATGGTTATAAATTACCAATAAGGTAAAAATCATGCGAAAGACACTACAGGCACTTGGCCGGCTTAAAGCAGGCCAGATGAACAAAACCGAAACGGCGTATGCGCAAGAGCTTGAACTGCGCAAGCGCTACGGGGAAATCGCCTGGTACCGGTTCGAAGGCATCAAGCTGCGACTGGCTGACAACACGTTCTACACGCCTGACTTCGCCGTGATGCTGGCAAACGGCCAACTGGAAATGCACGAAGTGAAGGGGGGTTACTGGACCGACGATGCCAGGGTGAAAACCAAAGTCGCCGCCGACCAGTACCCATTCCGGATCATCGGAGTAACGAAGCTCCCGGCAAAAGCCGGCGGCGGGTGGAAGGTCGAAGAGTTCTAAAACAACGATCTTCATTGATATCAATTGAATCAATAAGTTAAACGGGTAAGCGGGGGTAAGTATGGATTTTGATTTCGTGAATTACAGTCGGCGGTCACTGCTGCTGTTCGTGATGGTGGCAAACATCATTGGTTGGGTGGCAATCGTCGCCGTCCTGTATGTGGCTTATCTGGCGATCGAGTGGGTGACAGCATGAACATCGAAACAGTAAACGAGCTCATTCGGTCGCTGGAGTCTGCGGGCGAGCTGTCGATCAGAGAGCAGAAGTTCCTGAAGCTGGCGAAATCGTACCAGCAGCTTGCTGCGGAGAATATGGCGCTGAAGGCAGCCGTTGCGGAAGAGATTGAAGTTATCAATGGTGGTGGCCAGCGGTACTGCGTGAAGGACGGCATGTCCATAAATCCGATATATGCGCGCGGATGGAATGACCACCGGTCTAATGTCACGGCAGTACAAACCCCCGCCACCGATCGCATCGTAGCCGGGATTAAGGCTGATGGGGTGGAGGAGTTTGCCGCGCATCTTGTGTCAATGGAATGTCATCTAGAGGCCGAGTGGGCGAAGTCTTTCGTTTTGGAGGTGTTAAATGTCAAAGGTCGCTGATTTTGTGAAACGCATGGAGAAGCAAGGTCGCCAGTTTGAAGTTAACGGTAACTTTGTTGTTATCTCGCCGACCAATGGACTTGCAATGTCCGACCTGATTGAGATGCAAAACCTAAATAAAAAAGGCGAACTTGCGGATTATATTGCCAAGCAGCTGCGCGAGGGGGCCAAATGACCGAGCAAACCATTCTCGACATGTGCTGTGGCTCTCGCATGTTCTGGTTCGACAAACAGGACCCGCGTGCATTGTTCGCCGACATTCGCTCCGAGCAGCATACCCTGTGCGACGGGCGCAGCCTGGTTATCAGCCCGGACATTATCGCCGACTTCCGCGCGCTGCCGTTCGCTGACGCCTCTTTCCCCATTGTCGTGTTTGACCCGCCGCACCTGGAGCGTGTTGGCGAAAACGCCTGGATGGGTAAGAAATATGGTCGCCTGAACAAAGACACCTGGCGCGATGACCTGCGCGCAGGATTCAAAGAGGCGTTTCGCGTACTGCGTCCACATGGTGTGCTCATCTTCAAATGGAATGAGACCCAGATACCGGTTAGCCAGATTTTGGCTCTGACAGATGAGAAACCGGCCATCTGGCAACGCACCGGGAAATCGGACAAAACGCACTGGGTAATTTTCGTGAAAGGAGCGACAGCATGACTGATATCACCGAACTGGCGCAGAGAGAAAAATTCGAGGCTTGGTTTAAGTCGTCATTTCATCCAGACAAAACAGGGCCATACATCAAAGACCAACTGTATTTCGCCTGGAAAGCGGCTGGTGCCGAGCTGGTAGAGGCGCTGGAGAAGTCGGAGAAGACATCCGAAGCGCGCCGGGAAGCCATAGACAGAACGTTCAACATGTTTGTTCGTGAACGTGACAGGGCAAGCGCGGCAGAAGAGGCGCTAGAGAAGGCGCAGGGGATGGAAGCCTACTGGAAAACTCAATGCCGTGGGATAACAGACCACTGCGAGGAATTGCAGGCGCGCATCGCAGAGCTGGAGTCCCGCACCGTGATGCTTCCCCCTGAGCTTTACACAATCGGTGAGCTTATCAGGACGCAGGACAACCGCATTACCGATCAGCCCATGTTCGTCGTTTTCCAGAAGCGTGAAATTATCGGAAGCGACGAACACTCGCCTAGCCGAGTTTGCTGGGTATGGGATGGTGAAGAGGTCAGCGAACTGCGAGCCAAGCGGCTGGAAGCGCTTTATCAGGATGGTCGCGATACCCGCGGATATGACCGATACGCGATGCAGGAAGTTGATGAGTTCGTTACTGCCTGCTTTACCGAGCATGGATGCAAAGACTACCTGCGCCAGAACGGCCATAACCTGCGGTTGCCGTACATTTACGCCTGCGGTTCTTTCCGAAATAACGAATATCAGCTGGTTAGAAATTGGCTCGCTGGCATCAAGGTGGAGGCTGAGTGATGCGTAAATTCAAAGTGACCATTGAGACCGGGATTGTTGGCGGAAATTTCGAAGAAATATTCGAAGTTGAAGATGATGCAACCGATGAAGAGATTGCGGAAGAAGCTAAGGATATTTTCCTGAATCAATGCAATTACGGCTACAGCGAAATTACCGGGGAGGCTGAGTGATGGCTGACATTAGCAATGGTCCTGTATCAACTCTGTGCGGTCATTTTTGTAGTTTACCGACCGATTCTAAATGCGATGAGCACCCGGAGCGTGTAGCTGTTCGCCGCGTGCAAGGGGAAACGGATTCGCTTGGGTGTGAATATCATGATATGTGCCAGGTATGCTTTGATGAATATGTTCAGGCATCTCAGGAGGCTGACCATTCAGGAAAATGCGACTGGTGCGGTAAGTGCGTTGACCGTTTAATCCCTCATCGAGATATCGAAGAAGGAAGCTACGGAAGGGTCTATGAGGTGTGTAAGCCTTGTATCGATGCAGAGCGGAAGCGCTGGGAGGAAGAAAATGAAGACCGTTGGTAAAACCATAAGCAGAGACCGTTTTGCTGAAATAGCGCAATTCGGATTTAGCAGCGCAATAACACCAGCGAATGATTTTGAAATTAAGGAAATGGCCCGCATGGCGCTGGCCGCAATGGACAGTGAGCCAGTGATTGCTGGTTGCGATCCGGAAGTTTACGAGAATGGTGCAAGTGCATGCCTTGTAGCAATCCCAAAGGAAACCGCAGAAGTTATTTGTAAAGGTATTTCAGCGGTAACTGGCTGCAAAATCGACTGGCACTACATCGGCGGCCGCGTGAATATCAAGGCGCTCCGACTGCCCCCGCAGCCAGCGCTGGTAGTGCCAGAAGCGCTTGAGCGTTTGCGCACCATTGTCGCTGACCCTCGGAGACTACCTCGCCGCAAAGAGTGGATTGGCGGCCAGCAATACAGCTATGTGCTACTGGAAGAAGTCGAAGCCCTCGTAGAAGACGCCTGCCGCGCCGCCATGCTCACAGCCGCCCCGCAGGAGGTGAAAGGTGAGTAACCAAATCCCTGAAGCTGTAGCCGTAGCGATGATTAATGCGGCCAGAGATATTACGGTAGCAAAAATTAATGCCAAAGGCGCGAAGTTCGACGGTTATACAACCTCGGTAAACTGGTTTGATCGTTCAATGAAAGAGGTCCGCGAAGCCGTTAAAGCAGTGCGTCCTGACGTTGAGCGGGAGGTAAGTTGATGCCTAAATCCCCCGCAGAACGCAAAGCCGCGCAGCGCGCGCGGCAGTCCGCCGCCGGTGAGCGCAAGATTGAACTGGTGCTTGACGAGCAGGAGCAGGAGATGCTGGCGCGGAACTGCGCCGCCCGGCGCCCTGGTCGCGATCCCTATGAAATGGCCGAGTACATCGCGTTGCTTATCCGCCAGGATGACGCCCGGGTGCGCGGCCGGATTAACGCCATCAGAAAACGCCGCTGCGGCAAGTGCGGCGATCAACTGCCGGTGGCATCCTGCCCTTGCACTGGTGATTCTCAGTGCTGGGCCACTCTTGGCTGGCACGAAACAAAACTACCGCTGTGACATGTCACGACAGATTGACTAAATCCTCGCATGATTGTACTGTTTAAATATACAGTATTTTTATGTGAGGTCATCATGGGGTTTCCATCACCTGCCGCAGACTACGTTGAGCAAACGCTAACCGTTTCCCGCCTTTGTCAGTATGACGCCAACTGTCGCGCCCTGGAGACTGCCGCCGGTTATGCCATTGTCGATGTCTGCCGCCGGCCAAAGCAGGGTGATCATGTTCTTATCGCATATGCCGGGAAAACTGAATTCGCTGTTGTCCGCGGGCAGGCGCTGATCACTGATGATGGTGAGGCGCTGGAAGGGGATGCCCTGGACGATGTTGAAGTGCGGGGTGTCGTTACCTACCTGATAAACCGGGCCGGGTGGGTGAGTGATGATGATATTCCGATCATGTAACATCGCTGGTGGCATGGTATTATTACCTAAAAGGTAATTATTTTCGGGGTGTTTACCATGCCAAAGGATCCGAAGCGCAAATCAACTCAGTACAAACCGTTGACGGTGATGCAGGAAGCCTACGCCCAGGAGTATGTGAAATGCCCTGAAAATCAGACGCAGGCGGCCATCAATGCCGGGTTTTCCCCAAAGTCTGCCCACGTCAAAGCCAGCACGATGATGCGTGATGAGCGTATCCAGAAAAGAATCGCTGAGCTCATGGAAGAGCGCAACAAGCGCCTGCGCGTCAGCGCCGATTACGTGCTGCTGCGCCTGGTGGAAATCGACCAGATGGACGTGCTGGATATCCTGAACGATGACGGCAGCCTGAAACCGATCCGCGAGTGGCCGAAAATATGGCGAACCACGCTTAGCGGGTTTGACCTGTCCTCAACCATCATGAACATGGATGAGACCTCGATAGAGACCATCCTCAAGAAAATCAAATGGCCCGACAAGGTGAAAAACCTCGAGCTCATCGGTAAGCACGTCGACGTTAACGCGTTCAAAGAGCGCATGGAAGTTAACGTGAACGTCACTATAGCCGACCGCATGGCCGCCGCCCGGCGCCGCCTGAAAGAGCGTCAGGGTGGTGACCAGTGACAGACGCCGCTTTATCCCCGGAAGAGCAGCTGATCGACGATATCGCCAGCTTCACCCATGACCCGCTGGGCTATGCGCTGTATGCGTTTCCGTGGGGCGAGGATGGCACAGAGCTGGCGCACGCCTCCGGGCCGCGACAGTGGCAGGCTGACGCATTCCGCGAGATAGGCGAGCACCTGCAGAATCCCGCGACACGTCACCAGCCGCTGATGATTTCCCGCGCATCCGGCCACGGCATCGGAAAATCTGCGTTCATCTCGATGCTGATTAACTGGGCCATGTCCACCTGTGAAGATTGCAAGGTGGTGGTGACCGCTAACACCGACAACCAGCTGCGCACGAAGACCTGGCCGGAAATCATCAAATGGTCGAACCTGGCTATCACGAAAGAGTGGTTCACCTGCACTGCCACCGCGATGTACAGCAACGATCCGGGCCATGACAAACGCTGGCGCGCCGATGCTATTCCATGGTCTGAGCACAACACAGAGGCGTTTGCAGGCCTGCACAACGAGCGTAAGCGCATCGTTGTGGTATTCGACGAAGCATCCAACATCGCAGATCTTGTCTGGGAGGTTGCCGAGGGCGCGCTGACGGACGAAGACACCGAAATCATCTGGGTGGCATTCGGTAACCCGACGCGCAACACCGGGCGATTCCGCGAGTGCTTCCGCAAATACAAGCATCGCTGGAAGTGCGCGCAGATCGACAGCCGCACCGTCGAAGGCACCAACAAGCAGCAGCTGCAGAAATGGGTCGATGACTACGGCGAGGACAGCGATTTCGTGAAGGTTCGCGTGCGCGGGATCTTCCCGGATGCTTCAGAGCTGCAGTTTATCCCTACCGGGCTGACTGATGAGGCGATGAAGCGTGTAGTGACCGCTGCGCAAGTGGCGCACGCCCCGCGGATAATCGGCGTCGACCCGGCTTATTCCGGCGTGGATGATGCGGTGATTTATCTCCGCCAGGGTCTGCACAGCAAAGTGCTGTGGACCGGCAACAAGACCACGGACGATCTGATTATGGCGAAGCGTATCGCCGACTTTGAGGACCAGTACCAGGCTGACGCGGTGTTTATCGACTTCGGCTACGGTACCGGTCTGAAGTCCATCGGTGACGGCTGGGGCCGCACCTGGCAGCTTGTGCCGTTCGGCGGCGCATCGACGGATCCGCAGATGCTGAATAAGCGCGGCGAGATGTTCAACGCCTGCAAGACGTGGCTCAAGCTCGGCGGCGCGCTGGACGACCAGGAGACGGCGGACGACCTGTCCGCGGCAGAGTACAAGGTGAGGGTGGACGGCAAGATCGTCATGGAGCCGAAAGAGGATATCAAAGAGCGTCTGGGCCGGTCGCCTGGCAAGGGCGATGCGCTACTTCTGACGTTCGCGTATCCAGTGACGAAGCGTTCAGATTTCCCTGCTGCCGGCGGCAAGCAGCCCAACGTGATCAGCGAGTACGACCCGTGGGCATGAAAAAGCCCGCACATCGGCGGGCTGATTGCGACATGTTACGGTGTTAAACGATTTGCCAGTCTTCGGCCAGAACATCGGTCTGACTAGCCAGCCACGGCACTAATTTTTCGTCCGCTGTTTTCATGGCGATATATGGCAGTTGTTCCGGAGCGCGTTTCGGGTCTCCCTGCGCACCTTCCGGCAACTCAAAGACGCGACTGCAAAAGCAAGGTGTACTGCCAGTGTGAACTGCTTCAGTGTACGGCTTAACGTATGCCAACCACATCCCCTTACCGTTCCAGCCAGCGCGGGCAACTTTTTTACCCTGCCTGAGCGCTTCAATGGCAATGCCAAAACTTAACCCTGATACCGGACGGTAAGCCTTTTCGAATACCTCTTTCGGACTCCAGCTAACGTAGCCATCAAAGCGATCGGTGTTAGGTTTTCCGCCGTCCAGATATTCAACAAGATAGCCATCATCAGAGCCGTTCTCATCGGCAGGAAGTTGCCATCCACGAAAATCGTTGTATGCCTGGCGAGTCATGGGAAATGCGTTGATTAATTTTACACCTATGTGCTGGGTCATGATTTCCTCTCTAAAAAAATGCCCGGACGAACCGGGCGAAACAGGGATGATGGAAAGTGCCGTCCTTGGCTGGGTGTCACAGGGTTTACAGCATGAAGTCATCGCAATGGCGTCCTGCTGTAAAAAGGGCGGTGGTCAGAAAGGGAATAACTGCCACCGCCAAACTTGCTCTGGAACTTCGGGTATCACGGTCCTGAGGCGTGATTCTGGTGCAGCATGCAGGATTCGAACCTGCGACCAACCGCTTAGAAGGCGGTTGCTCTATCCGACTGAGCTAATGCCACAACGAAGAGAGCACTGATTACCACAGTGGACCACCCGGCGAGGGAGGCGTTGCTTCCGCCAATGCTCTCATCGTTGCATCCTCGTCTCTTCCGAGGTGTCACACCGTACCGCCACGATGGTGAGTCGCTGTCGTGCATGCAGAGCATGGCTTGCACATTCCGGCTACCCGCTGGGCCATGTACCAAGGAGCCCCCGGACCGCTATCGACGCATGTGCCATACGCCGGATGCTTTCACACCTGGAAGCGCACTCCGCCATCTGAGTAACGACAAAGCCACCAATGGAAGGGAATGGGGTGCGCTTTCATGTTGTGTTTACCAAAAAGGTAATAATTTATCATCAAAATGTCAATACACTACGACAAATAAATCATATGTGGTTAAATTGGTAATAATTTAAACGCGTATGGAGCGCAGCAAAATGTGCATCAGCAAGCCGAAAGTGAGTTCTCCGCAGGTTCAGGCGGCGCCGCAGGTTTCCGATTCTGCTGTACAGAACGCCGCTGATAGCGATCGTCGTCGCCGTGCCGCAGCGGGCGGGCAGAAATCAACAATCCTGACGTCGAGTCAGGGTGTAACGCAGCCTTCTGGCGGCACTCAGGGTAAGACCCTGCTCGGGGCGTAATCCATGGCCGAACTCTCTCCGAAACAGCATTACCTCAAACACCTGGGGCAGCTCAAAAATGAGCGCACCAGCTTTGAGGAGCACTGGCGCGAACTGGCGGAATTTATCGATCCGCGCAGCACACGCTTTCTTACGACGGAGAGAAACAACGGCAGCAAGCGTAATACCCGCATCGTTGACCCTACCGCCTCTAAAGCTGCCCGCACTCTGCAATCAGGCATGCTTTCAGGTATCACCAGCCCAACCCGCCCATGGTTTAAGCTGGCAACGCCGGATCCGGAGATGATGCAATATGGACCGGTAAAACGCTGGCTTGATGTGGTCATGACCAGGATGAACGACGTCATGAACCGCTCTAACGTCTACCAGTCCCTGCCGATTATCTACCGGCACCTTGGTGTTTTTGGTACCGCGGCTATGGCGGTTCTCGAAGACGACGAAGATGTGATTCGTACTCATCCTCTGCCGATCGGAAGTTACTACCTGTCAAACTCGCATCGTTTGTCAGTCGATACCACGTATCGCGTTTTCTCCATGACTGCCCGCCAGATTGTTATGCAGTTTGGCCTGGACAACGTCAGTAACGCCGTGCGCGGCGCCTGGGATAACGCGAATTATGAAGCATGGTTCGATGTGGTCCATCTGACAGAACCCAATATCGATCGTGTGAACGGCAAGCTGAATTCCCGTAACAAGGCATTCAAATCGGTGTATTTCGAGTTGTCCGGAGACGGTGACAAGCTCCTTCGTGAGGCTGGTTTTGATGAGCCGCCTATCCTTTCACCGCGCTGGGAGATTAACGGGGAAGATGTTTACGGGAGTAACTGCCCGGGAATGATGGCGCTCGGTACTGGTAAGGCGCTGCAGCTGGAGCAAATTCGCAAAGCTAACGCGATCGATAAGCTTGTTAACCCGCCAATGGTGGCCCCGACAGGTCTTAAAAATAAGCTGATCAACCTTGCCCCTGGCGGCGTCACTTATGTTGATGAGGTTGATGCTACCAAGCTAGTGCGTCCGGCTTACGCCGTCAGCCCTCAGCTTAATGACATGCTCGGCAGCATTGCTGATGACCGCCAAATGATTGAAGCCTGCTTCTTCTCTGACCTGTTTAACCTGTTCAGCACCATCAACACCAGGAGCATGCCAGTGGAAGCTGTGGCCGCAATGCAGGATGAGAAACTCCTGCAGCTTGGTCCAGTACTTGAGCGACTTAATGATGAATTCCTTGATCCTTTCGTTGATCGCACATTCAACATCATGGCGCGCCGCAACCTATTTCCTGAGCCTCCGGAAGAACTGCAGGGCACTCCTCTGAAAGTTGAATATGTCTCCATTTTGGCACAGGCCCAGAAATCCATAGGGATCAGCAGCGTTGAGCGCTTTGTTGGCTTTGTTGGGAATCTTGCAAAAGCCAATCCTGCGGCGCTCGACAAACTCAATATCGACCAGACGATTGACGAGTACGGAAATATGCTCGGCGTCCCGGCCACGATCGTTAACTCTGATGATGAGGTGCAAGCTACGCGCGAGCAGCGCGCTCAAATGGAACAACAGCAGCAGATGATGGCTATGGCCCAGCAAGCTGGTGCAACTGCTAAGACCCTGAGCGATACCAACACCGCTGACCCTAGCCTGTTAAAAACCCTCTCTGATGCTGCTCAGCAGCCGGCGGTGACGCAATGACTGATTACCTGAGCGAAGAAGAGCGTGAAGAACGGGTAGCAGATGAGCTCAAAAGGCAGCAGTTACGGCGCGAGAACGAACTTAATGACCTGCGCCTCATCTGCGAGACAGAACACGGCCGCCGTTTCATCTGGCGCCTGATTGAGCAGGCTGGAGTGTGGCGTACGACTTATACCGGTGAGGCGCTCTCGGCAGCCTTCGCCGAAGGAAAACGTAACACGGGACTGAAAGTCTTTTCCGACGTGATGGAGGCGTGTCCCGATCAGTATCTGGCAATGGCCAAAGAGGCCAGCGAGGAATAGCGATGAATTTATTTGAGCGTCTGATGTATCGGCGTTTGTGCAATGAGCAGCCTGCAGATGGTGGGGCAGCTCCAGCAGCATCCGAACCATCCCCGGCTCCTGCGGCTGAGCAATCTGAAGCAGCGCAACAACCAGCAGCAGATCCAGAACCTTCGCCAGCTGATGGTGATAAACCTGAGCCGACTGGCGATAAGCCAGCTCCTTCTGCTGAACCATCGGTTCCAGAAAAATATGAACTAACGGCACCTGAAGGCACTGAGCTGGACTCAAAAGCTGTTGAGTTGTTTGAGCCCGTGGCGCGCGAGCTTTGTCTTTCTAATGACCAGGCGCAGAAGTTGGCTGGACTGTGGCCACAACTGCAGGAGCAAATCCAGAACCGCCAGGCTGAGTCGTGGGGGCAGCAGGTTGAACAGTGGGCAGCTGACACGAAGGCTGACAAAGAAATCGGTGGCGACAAATTAACGGTATCCGTCGGACACGCGCAGAAGGCGCTGGATACCTTCGCATCGAAAGAGTTCCGCGAATTCCTTGACTCGACCGGCCTGGGTAACCACCCGGAAATGGTTCGGGCATTCGCAAAGGTAGGCAAGTTGATGAGTGAAGACAGTTTCGTCACTGGCCAGGGTAACGGATCGCCGAAAAACGATCTGGTCGAAGCGTTTTATCCAAGCAAAAAATAGTGAGGTGTAATCATGGCTTTAATTGGTCAGACGCTGCCTTCTCTTCTTGACGTGTACAGCCGTACCGACAAGAACGGGCGGATCGCTAAAATCGTCGAGCAACTGGCGAAAAGCAACGATGTCATTACCGATGCGATTTACGTGCCGTGTAACGACGGTTCCAAGCACAAAACCACCATCCGTGCCGGTATCCCAGAGCCGGTGTGGCGCCGTTACAACCAGGGCGTGCAGCCTACCAAAACCCAGACCGTTCCGGTGACTGACACTACCGGTATGCTGTACGACCTGGGCTTTGTGGACAAAGACCTGGCCGATCGCTCCGGTAATGCGGACTCGTTCCGCGTATCCGAGAACATGGGCAAGCTGCAGGGCTTTAACAACAAGGTTTCCCGCTACACCTTCTACGGCAATACCGATGCTGAGCCGGAGGCGTTCATGGGCCTGGCTCCGCGCTTCAATACCCTGAGCACCTCCAAAGCGGCCAGCGCGGAGAACGTATTCAGCGCTGGGGGTGCAGGCTCCACCAATACCTCCATCTGGTTCATGTCCTGGGGTGAGAACACCGCGCACATGATCTACCCGGAAGGTATGGTCGCCGGATTCCAGCATGAAGATCTCGGCAATGACCTGGTCAGCGATGGTAACGGCGGCCAGTTCCGCGCTTACCGTGATGAGTTCAAATGGCATCTCGGCCTGTCAGTTCGTGACTGGCGTTCGATCTCGCGCATCTGCAACATCGATGTCACCACGTTGACCAAAGATGCTGCAACCGGCGCCGACCTCATCAGCATGATGGTCGATGCGTACTATGCGCGCGACGTGGCGATGCTGGGCGATGGCAAAGAGGTCATCTACTGCAATAAGACCATCCATGCCTGGCTGCACAAGCAGGCTATGAATGCGAAAAACGTTAACCTGACGATCGACGAATATGCCGGTAAGAAAATCGTTTCTTTCCTGGGTATTCCGATCCGTCGCGCTGACGCCATCCTGAATACTGAATCAGCCGTAACGGCGTAAGGGGGGATCATGCTGCTCGACCAGCAAGCGCTTTTTTCCGCAGCTCAGGCCATTACGGCCACAGCTGCTTCTACCAACGTCATTGATACCGGCAGCAATAAAGACGTCGGTAAATATGGCGATATCCCGCTGCTGATTCAGGTGGTTGAAGGTTTCAACAACCTGACCAGCCTGACTGTGACGGTGCAAACCGATGACAACTCTGCATTCAGTTCTGCTGCGGACGTGCTGTCCATGACGATCCCACTGGCGTCTCTGGTGCTGGGCTATAAGTCGCCGGTTATCACGTTGCCGATGAAGATGGAACGTTACATCCGTCTGAACTATACGGTGACTGGTACTGCGCCGACCACCGGCAAAGTCACTGCCGGTATCACCGGAGGCGTGCAAACCAATGCCTGAGTACAAAGTCGCTAAGCGGTCATTCATCAATGGCCGCCTGCATGAGCCGGGTGACATCGTTACTTACGACGGTGAGCCGGGAAGTAATCTGGTTTCCGTTGATGCCAGCCTGAGCGAAAAGATTGTCCCGGTCAGTGCAGAAGAGTTAACCGAGCTTGATGATTTGCGCAAACAGTATGAAGAAATGTTCGGCGAAGCGCCGCATTTCAATACCAAAGCGGAAACTCTGAAGGCGAAGATCGCCGAAAGGCGGAAAGAAATCGGGGTGTAAGCCCTCATAACCAAAGGGGCGAAAGCCCCTTTTTAGTTGGTGGATGATATGGCATCAGTGATCAATATCTGCAATATCGCGCTGGCACGTATAGGCAACAGCCGGACGATTAACAGCCTCACCGAAAAGACCAAAGAGGCATATACCTGCAACCTGTTTTACGAGTCCATGCGCGACGCAGTTCTGGCAGACAACGACTGGAACTTTGCCATGTCTCGCGTTGTCCTGGCTGACCTTGGCGACCCTGCGCCGGGATGGTTGTTCCGGTATCAGTACCCGACCGACTGCGCGCGCATAGCTGCCATATTACCGAAGTGGTTCACTGGGTCTCATATCGCTCTGCAGGATAAGCCTGTTTTTGAAGTTGGCAGCAATGAAGATGGCACTGGCCGCGTCATTCATACCAATGAGTCTCAGGCGGTGCTGCTATATGTGAAAAGCATTACTGACCCGACGATGTTTGATGCCCTGTTCGCTGATGCGCTTTCGTGGCGTATGGCGGCTGAAATAGCCATGCCTATCGCGGCAAATGCCAGTCTCGGCCAGCAGGCAATGGCCAATTATCAGCAGGTGCTTACAGCGGCCATGCAACGCTCTCTTGATGAGGCGCATGAACCGCAGCAGGCGATGTCAGACCTTGCCAGTGCGAGGATCTGCTGATGGCCTATTCACTGGTGCAGCCGTCCCTTGCTGGCGGCGAGATATCTCCTTCACTGTATGGTCGCATCGATCTTGAAAAATACCAGACGTCATTGCGCCGCTGCCGCAACTTCATCGTCCGGCAGTCAGGCGGCATTGAAAATCGCCCCGGGTTCCGGTTCCTGGGGAGCGCGAAATATGCAGACCGTTACTGCCGGCTAATACCGTTTCAGTTCAGCGTATCGCAAACCTATGCGCTCGAGCTCGGCGATCACTATTTTCGTGTCTGGTCTAACGGTGCCCTGGTTACGGACGGCGGCGTCCCTGTTGAAGTGGCTACCCCATGGCCGGTGAGCGTCATCTCTGAGCTGAAATTTACGCAGTCTGCCGATGTGATGACAGTGTGCCACAACGATTATCCGCCGCTTGAGATCCGCCGTTACGGAGAGGCTGACTGGCGCACCGCCGCAGTGACAACAACCAGCGGGCCATTCCAGGACCTGAACACAGAAGACTCGGTAACTGTGTACGCCTCAGGCCGAACGGGATCTGTAACGTTGACTGCCAACAGCTCGATTTTCAAAAGCCAGCACGTGGGAAAACTGTTCTATATGGAACAGAAAGCGGTAGATAGTGTTGGTCGTTGGGAAACCGATAAAGACATCGGGATCGGTGACGAGTGCCGATACCAGGAGAACTTTTATCGCTGTGTTGACGGCGGTTCTAATGGCACCACCGGCACTGTTGCTCCGACCCATACAACGGGAGATTCCTGGGATGGCTGGGGTCTTGGTGGCCGTAACGGTGTGTTGTGGCGCTATCTGCATAGTGGTTTTGGCGTGTGCCGTATTACCGCCGTCGCCGGAGATGGATTAACTGCAACGGCAGACGTTGTGCCACGTCAGGATGGTGAGATCGAGCTGCCGGCGCAGGTGGTGGGTAGCACCTTCGCCACTTACAAATGGGCGCATTATGCCTGGAACGATACTGACGGCTACCCGGGTACAGTTACCTATTACCAGCAGCGGCTGATTTTTGGCGGCAGCCGGGCATTTCCTCAAACTATATGGTGTAGCCGTACTGGTGATTATCACAACTTCTATCGCAGCAACCCGAAGGTTGACGACGATGCGATCACCTATAACTACGCCGGTCGCCAGCTGAACAAAATCCTGCACCTTCTTGATGTCGGTCAGCTTATCGTGCTGACCAGCGGCGGAGAGTTCAAGGTGACAGGCGACAGCAACGGTAACCTGACGGGAACCGGTGGCTTTGCGATGTCCGGTCAGTCGTTCAACGGTAGCAGCGATCTGGCGCCAATCAACGTTGGCAGCGTTGCACTGTACGTTCAGCAGAAGGGCTCAATCATCCGTGATCTGTTTTACTCATTCGACCAGGACAGCTATCAATCCAGTGATCTGACCCTCCTTGCCAGTCACCTGTTTAACGGGTACAGCATCAGAGACTGGGCTTTGTCTGTGCAGCCGTTCAGCGTTGCATGGTGTGCGAGGAGTGACGGCATGCTGCTTGGCCTGACTTATCTCCGTGAGCAGCAGGTATATGCCTGGCATCCGCACCCGATGACTAATGGTTATGTCGAATCGATCTGCAGTATTAGCGAAGGGCAGGAAGATGCGGTCTATGCGCTTATTCGCCGTACGGTGAATGGGTCGACAGTTCGTTATGTTGAACGACTGAATACCCGGCAGTTTACAGAACAGCAGGATGCATTTTTCGTAGATTGCGGGCTGTCATACAGCGGAGAAAATACCGATTCGACACGCACGATGACGATTAGCACCGCTGGTGGCTGGACATATCAGGATGAGCTAACCCTGACCTGCAGCACTGCAATTTTCGATTCCTCCAGTACCAGCCAGGAAATTCACATTCCGTATACAGAGGACGGAATCAGTAAGTCGATGCGCATAAGCATTGCTGAAGTCGTTTCTTCAACCGTCGCTACCGTGCTGGTAAACCGTGATGTACCGGCAGCACTGCGCAATAGCGCGCAATCCACCTGGTCAATCGCCCGCCAGACATTTGCCGGATTATCCCACCTGGAAGGGCAGACGGTCAGCATTCTGGCCGACGGGAATGTTGAGCCTCAGCAGATAGTTTCTGGCGGTGAGGTGACTATCGAAAATCACGCTTCAGTAGTGCATATCGGTTTGCCGGTAGCCGCGGTTATCGAAACTCTGGACGTGAACGTTGCAGGGCAGTCTACGCTGCTGGATAAGACCAAACTCATCAATCAGCTTTGCGTAATGCTCAACAGCGGGCGCTCGGTTTGGGCCGGAACAGATGATGCTCACTTACTGGAGTATACCCAGCGTGAGTGGGAATTCTACGACGACCCAGTAGGGCTAAAGACGGGCATCATCGATATGAACCTCGATACAAACTGGGAGCGTAACGGGCGGGTTGTAATCAGCCATTCCGATCCGCTGCCGCTTGGCATTCTGGCCATTATACCGCGCGTAACGGTAGGGGGCTGATATGCGGAAAGTTGAGATAGTCAGCGTTACTGACGAGCATATCTGCGCCATTCTCCCGCATGTCCGCCAGGCAGACCACGATGAGTTTATGGCTGCCGCCGGGATGACTCCGGAGGAAGTCATTAATCGCGCCATGAAAAGCGCTTCGGTAGCCGCTGCAGGGATGATTAACGGCCAGGTGGTAACCATCTTCGGTATATCTCCTGCATCGATCATCACCGGACGAGGTATTCCGTGGCTGGTTAGCACCGACCATATTGAGCATCAGCCGCTGACATTCCTCCGCCATTGCCGCCCGGTTCTTCGTGACATGTCACGCGGATATCGCGTGCTTGAAAATTACGTAGATGCGCGTAACCACGCAGCAAAATCCTGGCTTCACTGGATGGGGTTCACTCTTGCTGACCCTGAGCCATACGGATTAAAGGGCATGCCATTTCACCACTTTACGAAGGAGATCGACCATGTGTGATGTCGGTACCGCAGCGCTGGCAGTTTCCGCCGTCTCTGGCGGTCTCAGCGCTTACAGCCAGATCCAGACAGGCCGCGCTAACGCCGCGCTGGCGAACGCTAACGCCGACGCTCAGGAGCAGGCCGCCCGCGACACTATTAATACAGCTAATGACCAGGCATACCAGCAGCGGCAGCAGGCCCGGCGGGTTGCCGGTCAACAGACCACCGCTCTGGCGGCTAACGGCGCCGACCTGACGAGCGGTAACGCATTGGACCTGACAACTGAAACCATGCAGCAGGGCACGCTCGACGCGCTGACCACCATCAACAACGGCCAGCGACAGGCCGCCGGGTTGCAGTTCCAGGCTGATACCAGCCGAGCGCAAGGGAAAATTGATAAGCAGTCCGGAATGCTTGGCGCAGGTTCAACACTGCTCAACTCCACGCTGACCGGTCTTAATGCATACAAGACGCTGGGCGGTACCTGGAAGCCGCTTTCCGCTAAGTAAAAGGAGCTGACTATGCCAACCGTTCCGCAATATCAACGCCAGAGCCAGACGCAAACCGCGCCGGTGATGACGAGTAATCTTCGTGTCCCGGAAAATCCGCTGGTGCAGGGCATCCAGCAGGCTGCTGATACGTCGATCAATATGATGGCTGATGCAAAGCGCAAGGCTGATGTAGCGCTTAGCCAGGATGCTCTGCTGCAGTTTAATCAGTTCGGTGATGACCAGTTCAACAATCCTGACAATGGTCTGATAACGAAGCAGGGAAAAGCTGCGCTAGGGCAAAGCGATGTCGTCATGCAGAACATGCAGCAGAAAGCTCAGGACTTGCTGGGTACCGTGCCGGATGGCGAGGCCCGTCAGCAGTTATCTTTTCAATTGCAGCAGTCGATGCAGTCATTTCACAACCAGGCCCGCCGGTATGAGGTTGGCCAGTTCCAGCAGTTTCAGGATGAGGCATTTACCTCTGGAAACTCGCTGGCGGTAACTCAATCTACAGGTTTGTATAACGATAACCCGGCATTTTTTGGACTAGTAAAGCAGCGCTTTGATGCAACAGATCAGTATGCCGATGTTCATGGCAAGTCTGAAGAATGGCGAGTTCAGCAGAAAACGCAGATCAAAGAGCAAATGGGTCAGCAGGCATGGTTAGGTGATCTGGCACAAAAATACAGTGACCTTCTTCAAATCAATGGCGAGCCTGGTGATTTAAATGGCGTTAGCCGCGTAATACCTCATGGTAATTCTTCTGACACCCGGGGCCTGAGGAATAACAACCCCGGTAATATTGAAGCAGGTTCAAACCCCTGGGAGGGGCAGACGGGTAGTGATGGCCGTTTTGCTACTTTTGCGACGCCCGAGCATGGGATCCGCGCGCTGGGTAAAAACCTGCTGTCGTACCAGCGCCAGGGATACGACACCGTGAGCGAGATCGTTAATCGTTGGGCGCCGGCCAGCGATGGCAATAACACCGATGCTTATATCAAGGCGCTGTGCAGCGCTCTTGGTGTTGGTGCAAATGACCCTCTTGACGTTTCTAATCCCAAAACTTTGGCTGCTCTATGTGCCGGGATTGTTAAGCATGAAAATGGCAACATGCCATATAGCGCAGATCAGCTTGATACAGGAGTATCGGCAGCTCTTGGGATAACTAACCTCGATTCACCAAAGCGCTATACAGGAAATGCCGCTTTTGATGCTATGAGCCCTCAGATGCAAATGCAGGCATTGAGGCAGGCTAACGAGCTGAATAACCAGTACCGTCAGCAGTATGCTGAACAACTTAGCTCTGTAGTGAAGGATGCATATTCAGCTCTTGATGAAGGGCTTAGACCGGCTCAATTACCTTCTGAGGCTGATTTTATCAGGGCTAATGGCCCTCGCGTTGGGGCGTTGAAATGGCAAGATATGCAGGCGCAGATACAATATGGCGGCGTAATTGGTGCAGCTAAGGACCTTACCCCTGAAGGACGACAGGACATTCTTGAGCGACTTCGCCCACAGGATCCAAATGCTCCTGGCTTTGCAGCTAACCAGCAACGATGGGAGAAAATGCAGAGCAAATTTAAGCAAATGGATACAGAGTGGCAGGCACAACAGGGGCGCAACCGCTTAGTTTCATCCTTGCAAAATAACTTCCCCTTAGATCCTAACGACAAAAATAACCAGGCAGCCGTGGACCATTACTTTGCTCAGGATATTGCGCCGTCATTTTCGATATCTGATCCGCAGAGCATCAATGCGCTGGCCACCGTCACAACTAAAAGCGGCATGATACCAACGCAGGTCAAAACTATGCTTAACAGCGGAGCAACCTCAAGAGATCCTGCACTGGTTGTTCCGATGGCAAAATTCTACGGCCAGTTATTCGATAATAACCCGGCGGCCGCGGCAACCCTTGATAAGGGAACGATGGCCTTTTATGGGAAGGTTTACGACTATTCCCGCGCTGGAGTGCCGGAGGATAAGGCTGTGGACATGGCATATAGCCAGGTATTCCAGCAGGATGACCGGATGAAACAGATGCTTTCCACTGCCATGCGAGACAAAAAATATGTCGCCGCACGGACAACTGCTGCACAAAACAACGCTAGCAGCCTGACATCATTTGGTTCGTGGTCTCCAGACATTACTGATCCAGGCAAATCAAATGCGGCCTATCAACGTGATTACCAGACAATTTACGATGCAAACTTTGCACAGACTGGGGGCGATGCAGACCAGGCTGAGAAAATGACCAACGCCATGATCAGAACCACATGGGGAGTTTCTACTATTAATGGTAGTGCAGAGGTTATGAAATATGCCCCAGAAGCGCTTTATGGGGTGAACAGTGGATCCGGTAACTGGATAGAAGGTCAATGGTATCAGGAGAAAAACGAGCTTAAAGCTAAAGCTTTCGGTGGTGCTCGTAGTGATACTGATTTGGTTATCGTTCCTGATGGTGTCACGCCAAGAGATAAAAGCTATGCGGTCATGGTGAGACAGAAAAATCAGGACGGTTACGATGATGTCCGTCCGTATTATGGTGAGAATGGGCTTCCTGTTCGCTTCAAACCAGATCAGCAGACATCTCCGATGTACAGGCAAACCATGCAGTTCCAGCAGCAACGAGTCGATGAGGCTAGAGTGAAGCGAGAAGGAAATCCATTACCGCAGTTCAGTAACAATGAAGGCTATACGCCGCCAGATCTGACTAAGCCTTTTGGCTATGGTTCAGCCAATAACCTTCCTAGCAACATTTACGCAGGGGGCAAATAATGCCGACGTATGAACAGGATCCGAAAGAGTTGCTTGGCGAGGACATTCAGCAGATAGCCGCGCCAGATGACAGCGATTTCTATATGGAAACGCCTTCTTTACTTTCTGCTGTAAACCCATTTACCAGCGATCAGCGTGTGCAGAAATCCAGGCAAGCGGCTTTCCGCATAGATAACTCCCTGGGTAGCTTTATTGCCAGTGCTCCATTTAGTCAGTTTGACCGAGTTGACGGCTATAACCCGTTTGATAATGATGCCGCAGATATTAAAGGCTATGAAGACTTTGCTGATTCATTTATCAACTCCGGATCGCCAGAGGAAACCCTTGCTATTAAGCACCGCATAGATCAGCAGAAGGCGGACAGGGAATATCTATCCGAGGTCGGAGGCGCAGGAACGATTTCAAGTCTGGCAATGGGAATGATTGATCCAGTTAACGTCGCTGCGATGTTTATTCCTGCTGGAGCCGTGGCCCGCGGCGGGAGCATCGCAGAAACAGCAGGGCGCTTTGCCTTAGCTAACGCTGCAGGCGGAGTTGCTTCAGAAGCGTCATTGCAGGCGACGCAGGAAACAAGATCGGCGATGGAGAGCATTTCAAACGTAGCGGTTGATGCGCTTGTTGGCGGTATTCTTGGCGCTGGCGCACAGGTTCTTGCAGGGCCCGCTCAGCGCTCCGCTGTTGCTAATGCCGTCGGTGAAAATTTGCGGGGCATGGACTCTCCGCAGAGCATTGGCGCCGCGCAGGTGTTCAATACGACGCTAGATCAGGAGCAACTAGCCGGGCTTGGTCTCGCAAATAAAACACTCAGCGTCACTCCTGCTGGCCGGCTGGCTCAGTCTCCATCACTGGTTTCCCGACAGATAAACCAGCAACTGGCTGAGAATAACTATTTCTTTGCCAAAAATGACGAAGGCCTAGCTACATTTACGGCAGCAGAAACAAAGATTAAGCAATACGATGCCATGCTCTATAAGCAGATGGAAACCACCCGAGACGCTTATCAGCAGTACAGCAAGTCCGTCAGCGCCAGCGGTGCGAAGAGGATGAACTTTGTAGATTTCAATGAGGCTGTGGGCATGGCTATGCGCCGCGGCGATCAGAGTGATATTCCTGAAGTGGCGCAGGCGGCCGCCAGTATTCGACCTATTTTCGAGAGCACAAAAGCCCGTATGCAGGAGCTTGGGATCCTTCCGGAAGATGTCGATGTTGTGACGGCACAAAGCTATCTTCCACGTATTTATAAGTTCGATAAGATAATTTCAGACCGCACTGAATTCAGGGGGAGGATAGCCAACTGGATACAGGGTATTAGTGCTAAAGGAGCTGATAAAGCCGGGCAGAGAATTGAAAAGATAAATGCAGGTCTGAAAAATGCGGAGGAATCAGCGCCGCGCGCTGAGGCCCTGGCGAGTGATATCGCCGAAGCCGAGAAATGGTCCGGGAAAAAAATCCTACTCATGGAAGAGCTGGATAAACGCAATAAGCTCATATCTCAGGAAGCTGACACACAGGCGCGCCTTACCAGAATAGAAAAACAATTGGCTGATACTTCATCAGAAAGACTTCAGGCCAGAATGATGAAAGAAAGCTCTGATCTTAAAACACGGCTTGATGATATAGCTCAGGCTAAAGAAGAACTTCCGGTCTATCAGCGCCATATGGAGTTGCTGGATAACCCACGGAAATACCGTTCTGAGCTTCGCCGACTGCAAAAACGGGCAAATTCAACCACAAGGCTGAATGCAAGCCGCGAGCGGGCTCTAAAGCAGATGGAACCTCTATCCCGAGAGGAAGCAGAGGACGCTGCTGACGAGATCGTGAATAAAATAATCGGCGCACCTTCCGGACTTGTTCCTGCCGATATTATCCCAGAGAGACTCGTTGGCCGGGCTGGTTTCACCAAAAGCCGAACTCTGCTTATTCCAGATGAACGTATAGAGGATTTCCTGGAGTCAGACGTCAATTACATCATGGAAAGCTACCTCAGGCAGGTGGCTCCTGAAATCGAACTGACAGCGCAGTTCGGCCGTAAAGACATGGGGGATCAGATTCGCCAGGTTAGCGAAGAATATACGCGGCTGATCAAAGAGGCGAAAACGCCTAAACAACGTGCAGCGCTTGAAAAACAACGCGAAGCAGATATCAGGGATATAACTGCAATGCGCGACCGCCTTCTAGGCACCTACGGCGCCCCACAGGATCCTCGCAGTTTCTTCGTTCGGGCCGGGCGGGTTGCAAGGAATGTTAACTTCCTTCGCCTGCTTGGCGGCATGACCGTCGCCGCGGCCACCGATCTGATGCGGCCGATGATGCAGCATGGTCTGCGTAAATCTCTCGGTCCTATGGCCAGCATGCTAAGGAACATGGATGCCGTAAAGATCGCCACAAAAGACCTGCGCGAAATGTCTGTTGGCCTGGAGTACGTTCTTTCAACGCGAACCAAAGCTATTGCCGACCTGACCGATCCCTACAGCCGACGCACTGCATTCGAGCGCGGTCTTAACTGGATGACGCAAAAGTTTGGTAACTGGACATTGATGAACCAGTGGAACAGCGTGCTTAAATCGTGGTCAGGAATGATTGTGCAGTCGAGGATACTTGATGCGGCTCGGCAGATATCCGGCGGCGGCGAGATCGCCAAAACCGAATTACGCAAGATGGCGCAGGTCGGTATCAATGAGGATATGCTACGGCGTATCGGTGAGCAGTTCGGTAAGCATGGCGAGGATATGGATGGACTTCTAACCGGCCATAGCCACTTGTGGGATGATCGTCACGTTAGGGAGATATTCCAGGCCGCGGTGCTGAAGGATGTCGATTCGGTGATTGTAACCCCTGGCGTGGGCGATACGCCGCTGTTCTTTAGTAAAGAGGGCTGGAAACTGATCACCCAGTTCAAAACGTTTATCTTTGCTCAGCATAACAGGGTTCTGGTATCTGGTATTCAGCAGGGGGATGCGTCATTCTATCTGGGCGCTCTGGGTACTGTCGCACTCGGGTCTATGGTCTATATGATGAAGCAAAAGCTTAGCGGCCGCGACATCGACTACAGTTGGAATAACCTTGTGAAAGAGGGGATTGACCGGGGCGGCATGATAGGGTGGTTATCTGAACCGCTGAATACTGTCGAGAACGTCAGCGGTGGCCGCTTTGGTCTGGGCGCAATGTTTGGGGCGCCGCCGGTATCCAGGTTCCAGAGCCGCAATGCTATTGGTGCAATGCTGGGCCCTACGTTCGATCTCGGTGGGGATGCCGCTACAGTGGCGCATGGTGTTTTGAACGGAGAATTTGACAGCCAGCAAACCCACGCGGTCCGTAAAATGCTACCATTTCAAAACCTGTGGGCGATATCACCGTTATTAAACAAAGTTGAAGAGCAGATGAAATAAGGAAACATCATGGGTATTCTTGGTAAGTTTGGGAATTTTTTAGAGAAATCTGGCGTATCTGTATTCTCGAAAGAAACGCTAAAGCTGCTTACCGAGATGAACGATCAAGGTGTTTATCAATCATCTCTTGTGGCTGTAGATTTTGCCTTATCTATGCGAAGTGATGAGCACTTTGAAACCTTTGTTCTTTCAAGGATTCTTCTTGAGCCCTACCAATCAAGTAATGATGAAAGAATGACGCTATACCGAATCATGCAAGATAATTATGGGCAAGGATTAAAGATGTTTAAAAAATCACTGTCTTTTGCAAAGCAATATGGTGGTGAGGATATCGTTAAAGGAGAGTTTAATTTTAAGTTAATGGCTTTCAGAATAATTATGTTCAACCTTGCTTATAACTCCAAACTAATTGATTTGGATATTGCCACCAAATTTTATGAAACTTTGTGGCGCTCTACAAAAGGTGATACACCTGAGCATGCTATCGAAGATTTCATACAAAGGGAAAGGTTGATGGCAAGTATAGGCCTATCTGATCCGGCAGCAATGCAAAAAAAAGAGGACTATCAATTCTATAAAAATGTAATCTCTTTGTGGGCAAGCCGCGGGATCATGAATGTATAAAGTCACAAAGGCCGCTTTCGCGGCCTTAATTATCACTGACCGCCGGGGCGGGAGTCAGCAGAACGGCCGCCACAGCGTGAGCCATCAGCTGCAGTATCATCAGGATGCTGGCAGTTACCAGCGAAAGCCTGTGCGGAAGAGCCCAGAGACAACAGAACAAACAGCACTGCGAATGCTTTTTTCATTTTCACTTACCATGTGTAGACCACTGAACCGTGGCTTTTTGATTGTAGCGCTGCGCTCAGATTTCATCAATTAAAAAGCCCGCTATGCGGGCTTCTTGATTTTAAATGAGTAGCTCCATGGGTCACTCTCTCTAGGCAAGGGTGATGTATTAGTTTTATCATGGAAAACTTTAGTGAAGTTTATTACTGAATCCATCCATACAGGCTGATTAGCCTTAGTATGAGCTGGTGGATCCCAGTAAGCTAATAAGGCAGCATCTCGATGTTCATTCACAGCATAAATCAAGTAAGAGTTACTTACTGGTGTAGGTCTGAAGCGCCCATGTTCATCTATTAAACCATATGACCATTCATCCCAGCACTTTTTTGTACATGAGTAATTGTAATTTGCGTATTGGTTAATATTTACATGAACTTTTCTAAGGTGGTAATTAAGAACTTCATCAGGCCTTTCAAAAAGAGTGTCTTTTCCTAAGCTGGGATGATGACCATTACGCCAATGACACTTAAAGGCTTCTTTAAGTGAAATTAAAAAATCATCACTTTTGAATTCGCCTGTGGGTAGAATTCTTCCGCAATACTCACTCAAATACATCGAACTGTTCTTCCTTCATCCGATCATCTAAAGTGCTCAGCATGCGGAAGGATAGCTCAGAAGATGCCTCTGCAGAAATCATATTGATTTTCGGAGCATTAACCTTTTGCTGCGCAAACTTTGCCGTTCTACGACGGCCATGGATTTTTTTGCTATGCCCATGGACAGCTGTAACGCGCAAGACGTTACCATCCTCACCAACAAAGAGGGTGGCTGTTCCGCGTACTACAACCGAGCCGCTAACCGAGCCGCGCAGTACTACAGTCCCTAAAGATACAGGTGCTTTGCGACGCTTTGCTTTAGTACGGTTTTCAACCATACCTTTTGCAACGAATCCAAGCTTTGTCATCTCTAATCTCCGGTGTAGTAACTGCTATTCAACAAAAGGTTGATTACCTTTGGTGTAAATATACGCATAGGTATTGTTGGTTGCAATATGAGCAGAGCAATAAAAACGCGATATCAATAGATATGAATAGGTTACGCATCATGCTTTTTAAGGCGCTTCCCTGCGCCAGCAGCCTCAGTAACCCTTGGCCTTAACCATCACGTACTGAGCATGCGTCTCTATGTCGCGCAGTACGGCACCGATACCAACAATGTAGCTGAGCATGGCCGTGACCTCTGCGGCGGCGCCGGAAACATCATGCCCGTCAGCATCGAGTTCGCGGAGCAGCTTCATCACCATTGAGCTTTTCGCCAGTTCACGCAGGCCATCAGGTGAATGGATGTGATCCTGATAGCGTCGGTTAAGAGGGAAAGTGTAGTGCTTCTGCTCGACCTGCAATGCATCCATGATCGCCGGCAACATGCTGCTGGTCATCTCCTGCGCCAGCATGCGGGCTTTATCGGCCTGGGAGAGCTCTTCCCGAACGTAGCGGCCAGTCTTGCGGATCTGCGGCAGCACCTCGCTGGTTACCCACTTGCGGAAGCGGTAGGGGATGGTGCCCGGCGTCACCGCATCTCGACAACGGAGGATAAGGGTGTAGAGGCCAGACTCTGAGATGATGGTGAAATCTTGCTGACCACCAGGGGTGTGCATTGAATGCACCCCCTTTTCATCATCGTCTAAAGCGCGCATGGCACTAGCAGTGTGTTTGATGCCTATGGCCTTGCAAACATCAGAAGAAACGAACCAAGGATTGCCGTCGATATTAACCGCACGAATGTTGCTGTGCGATTCGAATGAAAAAACTGATGGTTTGATGTTCATAGTGAATCTCCTGTGACTAGGACGATCACCACCGCAACGCCAATTACTGGTGGTGAACTGAACGGAGTTGGCGTACCGGCGTCACAGGGAACCGGCGTCCTTTCGGACCCCCGCCCAGCCCACCATTGAATAGGTACACTGAAGCGTAAGCACAAAAAAACACGCTAGCGCGTGTCGTGCGCTGTGACATTAACCGGGACGCCAATCCCGGCACCGGATTTTGCCGATGCCTGATCACTATGGCACAAGGGAAATGGGTTGTAAATTTACCATTTTGGTAATAATTAAGCGAGTGTTATTACCAAAATATTCGGTGTGGTGATTGAGGATCGAACCAGGAAGGAAGCCACAAAAAGCCCGTGGCCCGGGCTATTCTTCATCAGGTTTTTCGTTATTCTCTGGCTTCTTTTTGATGATTGGTTTTTGCCTAAGAACAAAAATACAAGCTACTGCAACTACTATGCCGATGACCGTTCCTGCCAACACTTCATGCCCGGTCAAGCCTAAGACGGTGGCACAACCGACGGTAAAGATAGTAGCGCCTAGACCGTAGTGCTGTCCTCTTTTATCCCTGTTGATGGCCCCATCAAGTGCTTTTTCCTCCATCTTATGCCTGTGAGCAAATTCTCTCTCCGTTAGTTGAAAGATACGCTCGGGGGCATCAGGTAAGATTTCCTGATACCCACGTAAAAGATATGGAGGAGGTAGCGGGCCTTGAAATGCGTGGTGAGCAACAACGATTTCTTGAATTTCAGGCCTGTCGAGCACACGCGAAAAAGCATCCGGATGTTCAATGATCTCTTTACTTAGATCTTCCTCGACTTCTTCAAATTCGGGGTTATCGCTTTGTTTGCCAGTAAAGTCTGGCGTATTTGTCGTATCTTGGGGAACTTGATTTTGGTGTTCCGGCAGCATCAAGACCTTCCTTATGTATAGTTACGGCAAACATCTTTCCTTGAGGGGCATCAACTCTTTTCCCATCTTTTATGATGTACTTTTTATAAATGGTCGTTGCGGACCTACGTAAGTCATCACCGACCACCCGCATATCTTGTTCGAGGAACTTGCCGGTTGATGAGTCTCTTTTCACAAAGCCGGAGTAGTCAGAGCGAGGAGCGATACCCAAAGGGCTCCCTGACTCTAAAGCCAGCTCTTTGCTATATCTTCTGCTCATACATACCTCTAACAAACGTTAATGCAAGCGGATACTCAACACATGGTTGAATTACCAATACGGTAATCTTAAGCCACCCATGAAGTCCGTCAAGAATTATTTTAAATGTGCTTCCTGGCTATCAATCCCTATCTGAGTTGCTGCCGTAACTGCATTGCGCAGAAGTCCAGGTGTGTTTGCAGCTCCCGCATCGACAACTGCGAACTTGTCACATAGTTAACCAGTGCTACCAGTTCCGCCGCCGCACCGCTGACATCGTGGCCGTCTCGCTCCATCTCCCTGAGCAACTCCATCAGTTGTGATTTTACAACAAGGGATCTAACCCCTTCCGGGGTGTGAATACGATCTGAAAAACCTTCGTCGACAGGATACTGGTACCGCTCTGGCATTAGGAATACTCCCATAAATACTGTATATATATACATATAGCAAAAGAAAAATGTAAATTCTAGGGGCATGTTGTTTACCCTTTAGGTAATAATGCCATTCATGAGTGTACGTATTATTCATATACGGTTTTATTGGTAATAGAATGGTCTGCAGTGTAGCGCGCCGGGCGCTGCGACATCTGGAGATTTCATATGACGGTCTCAACCGAAGTCGACCATAACGACTACACAGGTAACGGCGTTACCACATCTTTCCCGTACACGTTTCGTATCTTCAAGAAGTCAGATCTGACAGTACAGGTTGCTGACCTTAACGAAAATATTACGGTACTTACTCTGGATACCGATTACTCCGTTACCGGGGCGGGAAGCTATTCAGGTGGGAGCGTTGTGTTGATGTCACCTCTGGCCAACGGATGGCAAATCTCTATCTCACGTGACTTGCCTGTTACCCAGGAGACTGATCTGCGTAACCAGGGGAAATTTTTCGCAGAGGTGCATGAGGATGCGTTCGACAAGCTGACCATGCTTATCCAGCAGTGCTTCAGCTTTCTCCGCCTGGCGCTGCGTAAGCCGTCGTTCATCGCGAACTATTACGACGCACTCAACAACCGCATTCGTAATCTGCGTGACCCGTCACAGGCCCAGGATGCAGCAACAAAATCTTATGTGGACTCGGGAGACAATGACAGCGCTCATCATGCAGATGGGCTTTTCCAGCGAACTTTGCGAGTCCCGGAAAGTCAGGTAGGAATCATGGCATCTGTACGATCCAGAGCTAATATGCTGGTTGGATGCAATGACCAGGGGGACCCTGTGCCGATTGCGGGACAGACGCAAACAGCTGATCTGGCAATTAAGCTGGCATCCAAGGATGGTGCAGGGTTGGTTGCTACTGAAACAGGAAGAACGGTAGAGGCTTCTATTCGCGCTGCGTCTGGATCATCACAGGCTCTTTTCCCAAAGTTTATCAATAAATTAACAGCTTATAGGCATGGGGTTTCTGGCTATCAGAACATATTTCGACTCTATGGGTTTGGCTCTTCTGTTGGGGTTGGTGCTACGCTTCCTGATCCCGCAACACAGGCGCCAGTTGCTAAGTTTTTTGAGTATATGAACGATACGCTAAATAAGCAGCGTATTTATCCCATTAACTTCACAAACAAATCTGTTAATGGTTCAACGATAAATAATTTCATTGCTAACCAATGGCCTGCAGTTGTTGCTGAAGGTGTATATCCAGATATTGCGCTTTTTATATATGGTATGAATGACTTTCCTACCGCACAATATAATGCTGGTCAAACATTCAATGAAAACGGATTTAAGCAGAGACTTCGGAATTCAATCAACTTGGTAAGAGAGGCAGGTGGTGATGTTGTGTTAACCACTACGCCTCATCCGAATATTTCAGAATATAACTGGAGTATGCCAGCAGGGGTGTCTCAAATATGGCCTTCATTTTCTCAAGCTCCTGTATCTGATAGCGATATTATTCCTTCTGCTGCAAATTCAAATGTAACATTTGAATGGAATGGTGTAAATATTCAGGCCGGAGTTAGATTCCTTAGAGGAAATGATGCTATAAGAAAAATAGCAGTAGAGATGGGATGCGTTCTTATTGATGTTGAAAAATATTGGTTCGACGCAGTAGCTAAATATGGTGAAACAGCATTGTTTGACAGGACTCCAGATATACAGACGGTGCATCCAAACTTGCTTGGACATCAACAGTCATACTGGCTGGCATTCGAGGACTTCTTCAGGAATCTTGACAGGAACGGATGGATACCAGCTGTTGCAAATCACTACGATTTGTTTGATGTTGGCGGAAAAGCGACCTTCCCTAATCCACGTACTGCAGATATTGATCTGCAGAGTAACGGGATAAGAGCTAACGCATACATTCATCGAGATCAATTTGCTCGTCCTTTACTAACTATATCTCACGATGGCATAAGAACTTATACTTCTTATACATCACAAGATCCAGCAAGCAATGCAGGATATAATATAAGTTATATAGAGTATGACACTCGTTTTAAAGGTCTTTTTAGCACAGGTGAAGTTCAGCCGATCGCTATACCAAACAGAACCACCCAGCGAATATTTATTGATGCATGGTCTTCTTCTCAAAATACATGGACGGAATGTCTAGAGCTATTCGTATCAAATCGCGAGGGAACAATATCTTTCGCTATCGTAAGCGAATTAGATACGACACCGCCTTCAGGAGGAGGTGGTACGAGTGGTGGTAGAAGATTATTTTCCGTGTCATCTGGATCTGGAGTTTTAAATATAACAGCGAATGTTAACTTGACGACGCTGAAAGTTAGAGTTGGGGGATATAACGGGTAATAAGTTTTAGTTACCATTTATTCATAAACGGTTTATTGTGTATGATGAGCTTACCAAACTAAGGAGGTTCATCATGCATAGTAAACGGTGGTCATCATGTCCGCATCGCTAACCGCTGATACAATAAATCAGGGGCTTAGCTACGGTGCGCTGGCGGCAGTTATCGCCGGCGTACCTCCTGAAGTCGCGCTTGGATCGCTGGCCGGGGCGGTAATTTTTGTTACCTCGGCGGTGGAGTATCCCATAAAGCGCCGCGTTCTCCTGGCTCTACTCAGCTTTCTCTGCGGTCTTCTCTTCTACAAACCCACAGCATCAATCCTTATCGGCGTTGCCAGCATGATCCCCACCATCACACAGGACTCGTTCGAGCGGGGCATTGTCTACTCCGCTGGCGCGTTCGTCGCGTCAATTGTCGCGGTACGGGTTGGGATATGGCTGTATCACCGCTCTGACAATCCGCGCGATTTAATCCCGGGAGGAAAAGACGATGACAGGCCATGATCTGCTGCTTATCGCTAATTCCATCATCTGCGGCGGGATAGCGCTGCGGGTGATGTTCTTCCAGCGCAACGGATCGCGCCACCGCCGCTGGGGCGGGTGGATAGCCTATTTCCTCATCGTGGCGGCGGCCAGTATCCCGCTGCGTACCGCGTACTCATACCTGTACCACTTCCCCATGACCGCAGATCTTTCTGAGGTCGTTATCAATGCTGTGATGTTCGCTGCGGTGCTGAAGACGCGCGGCAACGTCGTGCAAATCTTCAAGATATCGAGGTCGCAACATGGACATTAACGAGTTTCAGAAAGCTGCCGGCGTTAGCCTGGCGCTGGCCACACGCTGGCATCCGCACATTGTGGCGGCCATGAAAGAGTTTGGCATCATCAAGCCGCTGGATCAGGCGATGTTTATTGCCCAGGCCGGGCATGAAAGCACTGGCTTTACCCAGCTCGTTGAGAGCTTCAATTACAGCGTGGCGGGGCTGGCTGGTTTCGTCCGCGCCGGGCGGCTGACGCAGGGCCAGGCTAATTCCCTCGGGCGCCGGCAGGGTGAACCATCGTTGCCACTGGAGAGGCAGCGAGCCATTGCCAATCTGGTGTACAGCAAACGCATGGAGAATAACGGGCCGACGGACGGCTGGTTTTACCGCGGACGAGGGCTTATCCAGATCACCGGGCTGAACAACTATCGTGACTGCGGCAACGGTCTGAAGGTGGACCTGGTTAAGCAGCCGGAACTGCTGGCGCAGGACGAGTATGCAGCGCGGAGCGCGGCGTGGTACTTCGTGAAATATGGATGCCTTAAGTACACCGACGACCTGATGCGCGTCACGCAGATCATCAACGGCGGGCAGAATGGCATCGACGATCGCCGTGTGCGTTACCTGTCGGCCAAGAAGGTGCTGGCATCATGATCACGGCATTCGTGAAAGCGTACTGGAGACTACTGGCAGCAGTGCTGCTAGTGGCTGTTGGTGTGCTGATGATTCTGTGGGCTGGCTACAGCATTGCTGATAGGTCTTGGCAGGCTAAGTGGCAGGCTCGTGACCAAGATGACCTACAGGCCAAACTGGAGTTCACAGAACAACAACGCCGCACTGAGCTACAGCGGCAAGGGGCTATAGATGCAATCCAGGAACAAGCACAGAAGGACTTTGCTACAGCGCAGCGTAATGCTGCCATTGCTGCTGCTGAGTCTAAGCGCCTGCAAGACGGTATCGCAGATGCCATCGCCAGACTACAGGCAGATAGCGGCAATGCCGGCGCTACCATCAGCAGCAAGGCAAGGGCCAGCACCAGCAGTTTGCTTGCCGTCCTGTTTAGAGAAATTGACGCAGCGGCGGGAGAGTATGCAGCAGAGGCTGACAGAGCAAGGAAAGCAGGATTAAGATGTGAAGCTGCTTATGATGCGGTGAGGAACTCTAATGATCTCACAAAGTGAATTGAAGAAGTTGATACACTACAATCCAGAAACCGGTATTTTTACGTGGATTGTTAACGGATTGAATCGGCGCAAAGGCAGGGAGGCAGGTAATGTCTGTCCTTTTCACGGCTACGTCAGAATAGGAATTAACAGGAAATTATATAAAGCACAGCACCTTGCGTATCTTTATATGACTGGTGAGTATGCAGAAAATGTAGATCACAGAAATGGAATTCGGCATGATAACCGCTGGCGCAATATCAGGAAGTGCACAATACAGCAGAATAACATGAACATGCCAATTCGCTCTGATAATAAGAGTGGTGCTCCTGGTGTGAACTGGTATGAAGGTCGTAAAAAGTGGCGGGTAACGTTAAGGATTGATGGCAAGTTCATAAGTCTTGGGTACTACTCAGACTTTGAATTAGCGGCTTTAGTTTCTGAAGAGGCGCGGGACAAATTCTTTGGTGATTTTGCCTCATCGAAGCGGGGCACAATTTCCCGGTGACGGTATATAAAACGGTATGCAGAATTTATAGTTTCATAAACTTGTTTTCAGTCAATTGGTTACGAGTGCTGTAAATAATTGAGTGGGAGTAATCCCCGGCGTTAGCTGAATGAAACGAAACCCTCTGTGTTTACAGAGGGTTTTTTTATAGCTGCTACATTAAGGTCTCCCACCTGACGGCAAGCG